CTTTGGATCAAAGACAATGAGTATTAAAAAACATATACCAGCGAGAAAAAGATCATTTATGGCTAGAATGGGTGGAGTCTTGAAAAGAGTTCGTGGGCAAAAGACATTGTCGCCAGCTTACTGGGCAATCAAGAGCTGGAGATGATTGATAAGTTCTGTTATTTTATATTTGGCACATTAGATAAATGGTGTGCATGGGTCGATAGTATGTTTGTCAAACCTAAAAAGAAAAGAAAGAAAAAATGAAAAAAGATAATGATACATTTAAAGTTAG